AGTTAAATGAAACAACCAACGTAACATCGACCAGCGTGACCGCCGCTAATGCCGACTTCCCAATACACGGTCACGGCGTGTTTAGCTTATCAGTCGCAGGTTCAGTTGCGGCTCAGATCAGGAGTGAAAATGCGGGAACTGGAGTATCAATCCGTTTAAATTCTTATTTAAATATAAAAAGGGTTAGAGGCTGATGAAAGTCATCATTGACGGCGTGGAGTATACAGACCCTGAAGCGATGGAAGCCGCCATTGCCGGGTTTGACTCAGGGTTGCAGAGAGTCATCCGCGCAGATTTTTACCGTGAGAACCTACCAAGGTCTGTTACTCCCCGGCAGTTTCGTCTGGCAATGCTTAACGCAGGTATTCCCACATCGACAGTTGAAACTGCGTTACAGGCACTTGATGAGCCAACTAGGTCAATTGCTCTTATCTCGTGGGAATACGCGACAGAGTTTCAGCGGGACAATCCGCTATTTGATTTAGCAGAAGAATTACTGGGCATGTCGGCGTCTCAAGTAGACGACCTTTTTTATGAGGCAGCGGAACTATGATCCAAAACCAACGGGTAATCTATAACGGCACCGACGTATCTACGAAGGTAAACGACTACCGATCCGGCACGCAGTCGTTCAACTACGTCGCGGGGCAATATCTCTATATCGGCTCAGTTTTGCCGATGAATAACATCTATTTTGAGATGCAGTCTCATAACAATATCGCCTCGAATGTCTCGATTGACATTTGGTGGGGCAACGCATGGAACGCTGCAGTCGACGTAATCGACGAGACAACCGGACTATTTACTAGCGGGCGTATTCAGTGGGCGACTAACCGCCTCAAAGGCTGGGATATCGAGCAAGATTCAAAGGATGTTACTGGCCTAGAATCGTTCTCAATCTATTGGAAGTATTGGATTAGGCTTAGCTGGTCTGCCACATTTGGTAACAATCCTGTGATTAAATACATCGGCCAGAAATATTCGACCGACGATGTGCTATACTCGTTCTATCCTGACCTTTCTAACGCAGCCATCCTAGAAGGCTTTGAGACAGGAAAGACGACATGGGATGAGCAACATTATTTTGCGGCCGATTGTATTGAGAAGGATTTACGCAAGCGCAATATTATCAAAAGCCGCAACCAGATACTCGATTGGTCGATGCTCCAGGAAGCAAGTTGCCATAAAGTGGCCGAAACCGCCTACCGCGCATTCGGGCAGCCCTACGCCGAACAGTTACTTCGTGCTCAAAAAGACTATACTAATAGTCTGAATTTATCGTTTTTTAATGTCGATCAAAATGCTAATGGTAATTTAGACCCAGAAGAACGCAATATCTCAACCCACTTTGTAACTAGGTAACGCTTTTGCCTACTAAGATCGAAGACATCTATGACGCGTTGGCATCCGTAGTTGAGGCGGCCTTGCCCGACTATGTAAGATTCCCTAACCCGTATGTGATAACTGAGAATACTTATCTGCATATGAAGTCTGGATACGGCCTAGCTATCGGCCCAGGTCGGGATACCGAGCGCCTAGTGGGATGTCAGCTATCTTGGGAGCGCGGCTTTTCGGTCGTCCTGGTCAAGCAGATGACCGTGACCCAGAACAATACCGACAAGCGCGTTCTGATTGAAAAAGAAATTATCGCGGACCATGACGCTTTAAGAAAAGCAATATATAGTAATAGTACGTTATCAGGGAATGCTATCAAGACTACCCTAATCAGCGACGGTGGGGTAAATTTTATAGACGGCGACAGGTTAAAATTCCTTTCCATGGAAATGGAAATATTAACCGAATATCTCGAATCTGTTTAATCCAAGGAGGGATTTTAAATGGCAGCTATCAGCACGCGCTCAACCGTTATCGCGCTCAAGGAAGAATCAACCGAGGGTACACCGGTAGCCCCAACCTCAGCGAGCGACTATCTTGCAATTCAAGATGACTTCTCAGCCGAGCCAAGTTTTGACGTTTTGGAAAACGCAGAACTTAAATCTTCGATCGGCGTTTCTAAGCCTATCTTGGGCGCAGAAAACCCTACAGTTTCCTTCAGTCACTACCTACGTGCTTCGGGCGTCGTAGCGCAAGCTCCTAACTTTGGCTTGCTACTCAAATCTTGCTTGGGCGCAGTCGCTACTGCCGCAGCTGAATACAATACTGTGGCATCGTCGACCACTTCAGTCGTTAAGGTCGACACCGGCGAAGGCGCAACCTTCCAACGCGGCGAAGCACTTTTGATCAAAGACGGCACTAACGGCTACCGTATCCGTTGTATCGATTCAATCTCGTCGAATGATTTGACTATCGGATTTCAAGTGCCAAACGCCCCTGGCACTGGCGTAGACCTTGGTCGGGCGGTTCTTTACTACCCAGCAAATACTGGACATCCTACCCTGACCGCATGGCACTACGTCGGCAATGGCGGCGCGGTTCAAATGGTCGCAGGTTGCCGCGTCACTGAGGCATCTTTTGATATCTCAGCAGGGGAGTTGATCAACGGATCCTACTCGCTCGAGGGCTTGGCATTCTACTTTAACCCAATCGAGATTACTTCGGCTGATACAAATCTAGACTTCACAGACGACGACGGTACTTTCGTCGCGACTGTAGCTGCTGGCATGTATAAAGACCCGCATAAGCTTGCTGACGCGATTCAAGTTGCAATGAACGCGACCGCATCGACTGAAGTTTATACCGTTACTTACCAAGACGCTGACGGAAAATTCAGGATTGTCGGCACTGGTACTGTATTGTCACTTTTGTGGAACAGCGGAGCGAATACCGCCAATACTATCGGAGATAAAATCGGCTTTAGCATTGCAGCCGACGACACAGGCACTGCAGCAACTACTGGATACACTTCCGATAACGCAATCTCTTTTGCATCGCCTCAAAACCCATCGTTTGATAGCGCAGATCCTCTCGCAGCTAAAGACAATGAGGTTATGCTGGGCGACACTGACGACTACGTTTGCTTTAAGGCATCGACTGCAAACCTGAGTATTTCATCTCCTAAGACTGACATCCTTTCGGTTTGTTCTGAGTCCGGAAAATCTGGCTCGATTGTATCTAGCCGCGAAGTAACCGTTTCCGTAACTGCACTCATTGACAAATACGACGTCAGCAAGTGGCAGTCTTTCCGAGAAGGCGCGAATGTGAAATTCCAATACTCGTTCGGCTCTAAGTCGGGCGGTAACTGGGTCGCAGGCAAATGCGGCGCGCTTTATGTCCCAACTGCAACAATCACTTCGTTTGTTGTGGAAGACCAAGACGGCCTAGCTGCTATCAGCCTTGAGCTTCAAGCATATGTTAATTCGTCTGGCGAAGGCGAAGTTTTCGTTAACTTCTTATAATCGAATGGGGTCTATGTTTACCTTTAAACCGGCCGTCTGTGACGGCCAATCCTACGACGGTACTGTATCAATTCGGAGCCTCTCGTTCGATGAGAGGCTCGACATTTACGAAGAACTTGGGCTTGACGAGATGCCTCAAGACGACGTTGGTCAGAAAAAAGCTGGCCTCAGAGTCATCAAGGCAATCGGTAAAAAGTCAAAAGACTTCGTTAAAGCAGTCGATATCACCCGCTTAGCTGACGGGCATAAGTACCAGTCGTGGGACGAAATCTATTACGACGCTGAAATGACCCCGCTTGTAGTGGAGGTCTGCACTAAGATTCTGGGAAAACTACAGGCAGGGACTTAAGGCGCGAGGTCTTCCAAGCCTTTCATGGGGGACGGTCAACTCACCCCATGATTAAGGAGTACATCCAGCGAAAACGGCTTGCTAGTCTTGGATTAATTTCGGACCTAAAAAGTATCCCTGCCTACAAAGTAGATGCGCTAATATATATCGATAGCGAATTTGAACGCCTCGCTAACGAGAAGGCCAAAAAGGCAGGGAAAAAACATCATGGCCGATGAAATTAATTTAGAGATTAATTTAGAGACAGCAGCTGCTCTAAAAGACCTTTCCAAATTCCAATCAGGAATAAATAAAGAATTAGGCGCAGTTGAAAAAAGCCTATCAGGCCTCAAATCAGTTGGGGCAGGTATTGCCGCAGCTGTATCAGCAGGTTTTGCTGCGTTTAAAATCGCTGAGTTTTTAAAAGACGGTATCGATGCTGCAGCCGAAGCAGAGGTTGCTGTAGGAAAGTTAGCAAATCAGTTGCGGATTTCTGGCGATTTCTCGCAAGAGGCCCTTAGCCAGTTCACACAATTTGCTGACAGTATCGAGCGAGCTACCGGCGTCACCGCAGAATTAGTACTTGAACAGTCTGGCGTAGCTAAGGCTTTCGGGCTTAGCAACGAACAAACGCAAAAACTGATCAAAGCAGCTATAGAGCTATCAGCCGTCACTGGGGACACGCTCGATACTTCTGTTCAACAACTAATCAAATCTTATAACGGACAGTCTAAGGCACTCGAAGCTACAGTCAGTGATGTTAGAGGATTGACTAAAGAACAACTAGCAGCCGGGGCTGCTATTGACCTAATAGCCGATAAGTTTTCGGGCACTGCGGCTAAATCATTCGACACATTTAGCGGATCACTGAAAAACGCTGAGCGTGCTTTCGGCGACATAGGCGAAGAGGTAGGTAGGTCCGTCGTAAATAATACTAAGCTAATATCGCTGATAAACAAGGTAGCCAAGGCATTCGACGCGCTAGTAGATACGATAGCTAATAACTCAGGCACTATAAACGCCTTCATTGACGAGGCGGTAGATGCATTTTTATTTCTCGGAAAAACGGCATCTAATATAGCGAGCATCATTGAGCGCGCTATAGGGTTCGCTCTTTTGGGCGTCACGGGCGGTATCGAAGCTGTACTTATCGGGCTGGAAAAACTTGCAAGGCTTGCTAAGCAGACTGAATTAGCCGAAGGTATCGAGGATGCTAGGGTTAGGTTATCCGCATTCAACAAATCATTGGGCGAAAGTACCGTAAAGGGCACTAACGCATTTGGTAAGCTAGCCACTGCAGTTGAGACTGTAGATAAAGAAATATCCAAAGTTCAAAAGTCTGCCAAGGCGACAGGCGACGCGATATCTAAGGCTAGTCAAAATAAAAAGCCATTCGTAGACGCCGACGAACTAAAGAAATCCTTAGAAGATTATAAGAGATTTACTAATGACATCATTCTAGCGACTGCTGACGAGACTCAAAAAGTAAATCTCAAGCGTCAAGAACAGCTTGATAAGCTGTTAGAGTTTAAAGATAAACGGATAATAAGCGACAAAGAATATACCGAACAGGCTTTAAAAATAGAAGAGTCGTATCGCGTACAAATCACTGATATCAATAAGCGCGAGTCTGAGAAACGGGTAAAAGACCAGAAGGCCGAGATTGACGAAATTAAGGCCGCTGCAGCTGCGGCGTTTGCTAATCCGATCGAGTATATCCTAAAGCAGGCTGGCGTTTTAGATTTGAATGCCGATCCAGCTAAAAAGGGTTTGACTGAAGGGTTATCAGCCGGGGCAGGAATACTTGTAACTGCACTTAACGGTAAAGAAGGCGCGGAAAAATTTGCACAACTTGCGGGCGCAGGTATTGCTGATATTTTCTTGCCAGGGTTTGGGCAAGCTATAGGCCCTTTGATTGGGGAACTTTCTAAAGGTAGAGAGAGCACAAGAGAGTCAACCAAGGCATTCATTGAGTCGCTCGACGATATTCTGATTGGCATTGTTGAGGGACTATTCGGCCTTATAGAAGGCTTGCTATTCGGGTTGGGTGAATTTGGAAGTCAAGTATTAGAACCGTTTTTTCAGAAATTGGCTGATGCGTTTAATAAGATTGGCCCCGGTATAAGAAACGGGTTTTTGAATTTCTTCGCAGGGCTAAGAGATTTCTCAGTAGACTTTTTTACCGCCCTTCCGAAAGCCTTAGGGAATTTTATTTCTGGGTTCGGTAGAGCTATACTCAATATATTTTCACAAATCGGATCTGGACTTAGCTCAATATTTTCTGGGTTTACATCCAATTTAACATCAAGTCTGTCTTCAGTCCTGACAAATTTCGTAACTGGATTTGGTCAAGTAATCGCCGACTCATTTACTGCGTTCTTAGGATTACTCGAGTCCGCCATCCAAGGGCTAGGTACGTTAATACAAAACACATTTGGCGCGATTGCATCTACTATCGGCGAAGCTTTAACATCAGCATTTTCTGCGTTATTCACGGCACTAAACGCTATCGGC